ACTGACATGGTTTCTTGTTGCTTATAATAAAGTTTAATGAATGACTTAGCGATATTTCTAAGTTGATCGCGATCATCACAACTATCTATCTCAGATGCTAACTTTTGATATGCAAAACTCTTAGAAAGGTTGTTGAGTTCGATGCTATCTGGGTCCATTTAAAAACTCCTTAAGTAAAGACTTAATTTCATCAATATCACCCTTTATATTAGCAAGTTCATCCTCAAGGTTCTGTACCTTTTGATTCTTTTCACTTTTCACTTCACGTCTCGCAAGGTATTGCTCATATTCAGTTTTGTTTACATTAACTATAGATCCATTACGAGGGTCTCTCGCTAAATCTGAGTGACCCTCTACTGTATATTTTTCCATTATGCAAGTGCGATAACTCTTAAATCCTTAACTCTTGGGACGTACACCTGACTTGTAGATGTCAACAGAAGTTTGATTCTATATGATCTAAATGCAGGTAATTGGTCGATAGTAAATGTCATCTCTTTATAATCAAGATTTAAACTATCGAAATTATAGTTATCAGATCTAATAATCTTAGCATCTGATTGACCATCACTCAAACTAGAGTCAATCACTTGACCTCTAGTATTTAAATTATCATAACCAGGGAATAACTGGAAGATGGGATCAAATCCTTGCTTATCGCTGATTGCATAAAGTGCTCTAATATCGGACAGAGCATTAACATGAGCAGAAACAAGAATCTTCAGGGAAGTTGCAGGGTTTTCCAATACAACTTCCTTAGAAATGTATTGACATGCTGTAGGATCTTCTCTAAGAGTATTTACCCTAGCATCAGTTGCATAGTTAGTAACTACGCTATTGACTCTGTTTGATGTTGTAATTACAGATACTCTTTGAGCATCAATTACAGGACTTACTCTTGTATCAACAGTTCCAAGGAACAATCTCATGTTCATAGATTTGTTTCCTGGGATATTGTCAAGTTTTTCATTCTCATTTACCTTAGAGGCAATCATTCTTGGAGATTCAAAGTAATTTGGCGTATTAATATTAAGATCAGTGAATCCTTCATCGATAAATGGAATTTCGTTACCACTAATACTTTGACTTGAAATTGTTCTTACCTCAGCATTAAGTGAAGTACCACGAACTGTGACATTTTGAATGATTGGTGTGAGAATTTCAAAAGGCATATTTTGAGACGCCCTGATGTCATATCCACCAGCAGTTTTAGTGCTATTCATAAACAACTTAGGAAGACCAACATCATTACTCCGATCGTCACCACTTGTGCCAGTTCCTGTGTTGAAGGTTTCTGACATATCAAGTTTTACATTATATGAATCAAACGTAATTGGATTGTCAACTGTTACGTTGTTCAAATCATGTGTCTTATTAATTCTATGAAGATTAACTCCACCAAGTTCATACTTGAATACTGGAGTTCCAATTGGATAGTTTGCTTGATTATTTCCTCTGGTAATTGTTCCTCCAATAACATTTCCCGTCACATTTGTATATTCAATGATTTCATTACCGATCTTCAGGAATCCAACGTTAGTTGTTCCAACACCAACGTTTTCAAATGTTCCAAAATTAGTTCCATCATTTACAGAAATTTCACCGGTAGATCCTATTGTAAATTCTGCAGAAAGTTTTGTTGGTTTGATATCTGGTTGAACATCGCTGATTGCAACTCTATTATCAGTAAAATACATACCATGGTTTTTATGGTTGACCTTGATATGCAGTCCGTCAGTGTCAGTAATAATATTTTGAATTGTGTTTCCAACACCTACTGCATCATTAAAGTTAAACTGAGTTGTTACACCTGCACTATTAACGTACATTAATGTGTTACCAATACCAGTCAAGAACTCACCTTGAACATTTTCAAAGATCAGTTCGCTCGTCATACCAATACCAGTAATTGTAAGTCTGGAATTTCTACCAACTGTTGCAATACCGATTGTTGAAATACCAACAACGTCACCTACCTGATATCCAGAACCACCATTAGTGATTGTAGCAACACCGATTGCTCCAGCATCCACAAACACATCTGCAACAGCTCCACGTCCATTACCACTTAAAGTGACTAGATTGACACTGTTAAAGGTTCTAGATCCAGTAGATGGGGTATAACCGATACCTGGATTAGAAATTGTAATACCCGTTGCCTCTGCTGCTACACCAACTAAATCACCACTTGCTTGAGTTCCTAACTGGAAGAATGTATTACCAATTTCATATCCAGTATCTCCAGTTGTGGTTCCAAGTCCACATCTAATTTTCTTAGAGTTAAGAACAAGTGAGTCAGGCATCAATCTTGGAATCATTCCATTACCCTTAGTCAGTTCAGGGCTATAGAACTCAACAGATCCACTTTCAATAAAGTCTGCCCTATAAAGAGTAAACTTAAGGTCTTCCCACTGACTTGGTTCCCAGGTTGATGCGTTTTGTGATTTAAACAATGAACCAAGATATGGTTGGTTAGAAATAAACGTATCTGTGAGAAGATCGTTTTCGCCAATACGAGAAATATAAACGCTATATTTGGTGGAGTTAGATGCAAGACATATAGCATATTCAGTGTTTCCACCTTCAAGATATACTGGTGCCTTGAATTCAACCGTTGTTGCTATAGAACCATCGGCAGAGGTGGTAACATCTTCTGGAGCAATGACGATTTCTGAGAAAGGAATAATCTTTTGAGTTGGAAGACCATTCTCCATTGTCCTCAACTGGAAGACAACTGGAATATCCATGTCATCTTTAGTTGCAAAGAAGATATCACACTTGGTTAAGAAAATACCGGTATCATCTTCTACAAGGAAGGATTGTGCAAGAGGGTCATACCATCCAATAATCTCTTCTCGTCTGGAGGTAGAAACATTTCTTGCTCCAACAACTTGAGTTCCAAGATCGCGGTTAACGTTTCTTTCCTGGAATTCTTGTCTGCGCTCAACTCTTGCATTTCTAATTGAAAGAATATTTTCTTGAATTGTTTCAAGAGTACCTGCAGAGGTAAATGCTTCTTCTGCAATTGTATTGCAAAGATCTTGATTGTTGTCAGGATCATTAATGAGCGTGAAACTCTTAGTTCCAGTTTCAAATTCAGGGAAAGTTGTTGAATTAGGATCTGGAATGAAGAAACTACCTGTTAAATTAGCAGCAAGGTCAGAGAGCAATCTAACATCCTTGATTGTTGCCTGCGCTCCACTTGATCCTCCAGTGAGAACCATTCCTGGTTCAACAAAACCAAAGAACTCACCTTGTGCCTCAGCAGAGAGGGAGAAAGTATCAACGTTTAAAATCTCTGATGTGGATGAGTATGATCCAGAAAGAGGTGTATTATTGTATGGGTTTTCTGGGAAGGTCGCTGTTGGCACATCATAGGGACCTTCTCTATGATTAGACTGTGCAACTCTAAATGTAATACTTGCCCCAGTATTACCTGTGTCTTGATCTAAACCGGTTCTGTTCATTCTTCCAGTTACAGTCTCTCCAACTGTAAATGTTCCAGAAACCATACTAATTTCAAGAAGTTTTGGAACACAGAACCTTGTGACATCTTCTCCATCAAAGAATGCATACATTCTAGTAAGAGGTTTCATTCTCTTAGAAACAAATTCAATGTTTCTAGATCTCATAAATGGAATGATGTCCTTACTTACAACTCTATCACCAACAGATTCTCTATCAAACTGCTCTGTAACAACGGTTCTTGTGCCAGTCCTAGACATGACACCAGTTTCAACTGTGTTTTGAAGAGTCTCTTCAACAACAGTGGTATCTGTTGCTCTAATACGGCGAGCAGGATTACCAAAACCACCACTAAAGTTGTTAATCCAACCACCCATACCAAAAGTAGAGGTAGAAGAAGTTTCTCTTCTACGTGTAGTATTTGTGACAGTGGTGCCCGTCCAATTAGTTTCCCATGCATTCCAGACAATTGGTGCCATGCCAGTCTGTCTATCAACATTCTCTGTTCTGGCAAGCAACTCAAGAGTAGAAGCATAGTCACCCTCTACATCAATAACTTTTGCTTTTAATCTTGCAGTATCAACCCAAGTATCAGATGCTGGAGTTAGTTCCATCGAACCTTTCCAGAAACTAATCAAGAATGGTGTAACACTTTCAGTTCTCGTAGCAAATGTTTGCTTCAACCACTCAACTTCAGCATAGTCAAGAGTGATTACATCACTTTGTTTTCTTACATTATTTCCTTCAATAGGAGCAAAATTAAGATCTGCAGTTGTATCGTTATTAACAACAGGACCTTGAATTAAATCAACAGAGTTAGTGTAGTGAGTTGGTCTAAACTCTTTTTTCTCCGCGTCAATGCTGTTCTTAATTTGAAGTCCTTCTTCTTGTGGTTTGAATGAAGTGAAATTATCAACAAAGAAACCGGACTTAAATCTATTCAAACCATCTGCATCAGGGACAAATAAATTAGCAGTGTTAGTCTCAAGCATTGAAAGAGACGTATAATACTCAAGGTTCTTGATTCTATCCTCAAGTTTGTAGATATCTTGCATACGATATCTCTTATGAGTATTAAACTTCAAGGAAGCTTGTACTGTGTTATAGAGATATGGTGGTAAAGTGACAGTACAAATTTCAATTGCATCATCAACTACATCGGGTGGTTCCGGTCTATCGGAGGGAACACCATATTTTACTTGGAATTTACCATCTTTCGTCAAGAAAATTCTATCAATTCTACCTTGATAGTAAGCAAAATCAACAAACAAAGATTCATCTGACGCCAAAATGTTTTTGGCAGAGTCACCAGATCCAGTGAAAACTCTTCCTAAGAACTCAAGAGGGGAACGATCTCCCTCAGAAACAGTTGCAATCGAACTTACTCTTGGTCTTATATCAATAATATCAGAATTTCCAGAGTCTCCAACTATACCAATCTCAGAAGAGTAATCAAAATTATCGTATGATGCCACGGTTGTGATATCACCATCATCGGTGCTTTCATATGAGGCACTCTTATAATAGACTCTTAATTTTCTAGTCGGTTCCGATGAATCTGGTTTCCTCTTGATTGTTCCATAATCATAGAAAGTTTGCTCTTGTCCATTATTAAATATGAAATTAGTAGAGACATTAAAACTAGATGCCTCAGCAGTGTTTACAACTGCATTGATTCCAGTCTCTTGAGAGATGATTGTTTCGCCCTCTCTAAACAATATATCATTTTTATAGAGGACTGCAATTTTTGAATCAGCGATTGAGGTTTTCTCCGCAACAATTGCGATTGCACCAGAATCTTGTCCTACAACAGACTCACCTATTGTAAACTCATCAATCGTGGAAGATACGCTTGTAATTGATTGTAGAGTTAAAGTTGGTGATGAAGGATTGGATGTGTCTGCAGACTCAAAAATACCATGAATCTCAATTACATCTGGTGCGTTTAAAGAAATTCTCTCATCTTGAACTCTTGTTCCAAAAGGATAATTACCGTATGTAAGTCCATCATTCAAAGTTGTTGTTCCAATACCAGAACCAACATTTTTTGATTTATCAACAATGATAGACTGAACTCTATTCCTTACTTTAATTTTTGCTTTTGGTTTTCTCTTTCTAAGAGTAGCAATCAAAGTTGATCCAGTATCATTGGTTCCAAGACCATTGATTTGAAGGGTGCTCTTTCCTCCAGGAGAACTGATGGTAAATTTATCAGCGGTTAACTCTTCAGTTGTCCCATCTTCCCTTATGAGAGAATATCTTGTGGGAGTAAATGGCAAGAACACCTCATTATCATCAGCAGTAATTGTGCTGGATAATTTGTTGTCTGCAATATTGACATTGAATGTTTTTCTTATTGTTAAAATAGCATCAGTAAGATTTACGCTTTCAACATTTTCTTTTGGAAGTTTAGTAAATAATGAATTATCTGTCGATGGATCAAGTGGTGTGGTTAGTACTTTAAGATCAGTAACATTAGTTACGGCAGTCGGTAATTTACCGCCAGCGATTCCAGTTACTGTGGCGACTCCAACAAAATCAATGTGAGATGAACCAACCGCTACGACTCTACCCAAAACTGGATCTTGATCATCACCAACAACAGCATTAAGATCACTATATTGAATTAAACTTCCAAGTTTTAATGCAGTCCCAGGGAATAGTGGATTTGTGCTTCTTACCGTGCTTATACCACCTTGATCTCTTGGAGTAATCGTGGCAACTCCAACATTTAAAGAAACAGACTGAACAGTATCTGCACTAAAAGTATGAATTCCAGTTGTTCCATCTGTAGTTCCAAAAACAGACTTTACATCGCCAATCCCATGAGCAGTGGCAGCAATGGCGATTCTTCCGTTAAGAATACCATCAAAGAAAAGTGGTTCGTTGGCAATAAACTCTCCTTGAGTTTCATATAAAGTAACTGTTTTACTATTAGATACTGCAGATCTAATAAATGCAGTTGCACCACTTCTTTGTCCTTTAACAAACGTAGGAACAGAGAGAGAAGTTGCTTGGTTCAATGTCATTGTGGTAAATGACTGAACATCGTAAAGAGAAATACCCCACTGATTTAGATCTGCGTTTGCCGTATCATATGCACCTGATTCAATCCTAAAATCATAAACTCTTGCTAAACCAATTTCATTTCCAGGGGCACCATCAGCATCGATATCTGGACCAACTCTTTGATCTCTTAAACTTAATACATAGGTGCTTCCAATACCAACTGAGGGTGTTCTGTTAACATTATTGAGTTTAAGGGTAGGACCCGTATTGTATATTATAGATTGATCTTCGATTATCTTAGTGGTTCTTGGTTTATCAACGTCAAGATAAGTTGCATCTAAAGTTTCAATGTCATAACCTCTCACAAAAGCTCTACCAGCAGAAACTCTATAAAGTGCTAAATCATCTGAGGGGGCAGAACCACCATAGGTAAATTGTCCAGCGTTGTATACTCCTCCATTTCCTCTATTATTATTCAAAGACTCCTTCATTGTGACATCAAAAGGAGTTACATAGTAATCACCAGATTCAGCAAATGTTCTTCTGGCAAGTATATCTGTTATGTCATTATATCCAACACCACTACCAAGACCAGTTTTTTTAGTTTTTGCTCGTAAAACTCCGTTTACAACGACAGCTAGTTCTACAAAAGAACCATCATCAAAATCATCTAAAGATTTTTTGATAAGAGAGGTGCTTATTTTAAGTCTATCTGCACCAGGTGCAGCATAATTATTGAAACCTTGAGAATTATCGTTAAGTGTTTCGTCTAAATCTGCAGTAATTATCTCCTCACTTACAAAAAGACCAATTCTGTAACTTGGAGTCGTTCCATATTGGTCAAGAATCAAAGTTTCTCTATCAACATTTACAAAGTTACCTCTAATGAAGTATACTCCGTTTTGAATTTGAAAAGATGAACCAGTTTGTGAAGCTTCATTTGATATAGTCAATCCAAAAGGAGCACCAGCACTAATCGTGCTATTCCCTAAAAGACCAGAAGAAATAATTTCATTGCAAGCAAGTTCTTCACCATCACTAAAGACTTCTGTAGAATTATTTGCAGTGCTTGAATTCAAATAGTTAATATAAAGAGTAAGATTTCCTCTCTCAGAGTCTTCTGGAAGAAGAACAGAGTCAACATATGCTGTAACGCCAGAAGTCAAACCCGTAATTTGAGTGCCTTCTAGTTGTTCAGCGTATGCAGAGACTGGAACTCCTTGAAATGTGTTAACTAATTGAATACAATTATAGATTCTATTATATCCAGTATTTCCAGGTATTACTTTCTCGCCCTCTTTAAAGAAGTGCTGACCAAACCTTTCGATTTGATTTTGCAGAATCGATTGAAGAGATGTTAATTCCCTAGCCTGGACAGCGTATCCAGGTTTAAACAGCACCTTGTGATAATCATTAGTCGGATCAAAGTCATCAAAATAAGGTGCTACGTTGAGGTTCGTCTGCTGTGGCATAATTCTTTAGAACTGCAAAACAATTTTGATATCTTCTTTTTGGTTTGATGACCGTGTTATTGATGGTCTGTTATCAACGTAAACAATGTTACCTGCATATTTTTTCACTTCTGCAGGCGCAATACCATCCGTAAAAGTAAGACCAAGATTATATGTCCTACTATTTATTGTTGTTTGGATACCGCTGAAGTTAGTGTCAATTTGTAGATCTACACCAGATGTAGGTGTAATTGTCAAACTTCCTCCAGTGCCTGGAGCAGATGTAAATTCTGTCAGATCAAATCCATAAGTGGGAGTTGTTTGAGCAGTTCCAACAGTGTTGAATCCTGCAACAGTTCTATCTTGCCAATACTTCAATACACCAGTTGTTTGATTGTAACTGATGACTCTTCCTTGAGCAGTTGTTCCAGTTGAAACAGTTTGAGTAAAATATGAGTCTGCAGTAAAAGCAGCAGAACTATATCCTGCTCCTGTCAATCTTAAAGCACCAACTGCACTTGCTTTATCAGCAGATAACAGAGTATTTGATGTTGTTCTAGGATTTTCTACAAGACCAACTCTAGCGATTTGATTTCCTGTGATAAAATCAGGATTATCATTATCGTTTTCAATTCTAGAGTAGAGGAGAACGTTTGTTGCTCCCAATTCCCTGTAGATATCTGCACCATGACCACCTTGAGGAGATATAATAACATCAAAAGTAGGTCTAGTCGTTCCAGTTGGAACGTTTCCTGCCTCCAAGTCTACATTACCATAAGTATACCCAGACCCTTGATTGGTGATGGTAATTGAGTCAACCCTTTGATCATTTGTGGTCACAATAGTACACTCAGCACCAGTTCCATCGCCTTTGATAGGAACATTAGCATAACGTGTAGCACCAACAGGTCCAACACCTGCTCCTCTGTCGGTGATAGTTGCAACTTTAATTGAACCATCAACTGCATTATCTCTTACAAGTGCATCCTCAGTATTTGATTCCCAATTCAATGGAACGGGCATGAAAGCAGTTGCTTCAAACTTTACAATATCACTGGGTTTGATGGAATAAAGATACTTCCAAAGATAACCATCTCCACTTGTTCCTGCTGCTCTTGGTTCTAAATCAATATGAGTAGGTTCGTCAAGAGAAGGTGCTCCGTTAGGAGTGTCAGGAGTTGTGCCATTTTGTATGCAGATGTAAACTCTAAAATCACTATTAATAACATAATAGGATGCAGCATACAAATTAGTAGCACCACTTACCTTTGCAGTGTTAGTTCTGCTATAGTCGTGACGATACATGTCGTAAGTTGTTCCAGAGGACCAATTCCTTTTAGTAACAACCTGTCTCACATCAGATGAGTTAATCTTCTTCAAAGCAACCATAGAATCCCAATATTGATTCTCCTCATCAAAACTATCTTTTGGTGATGGAGGATCTTGATCCCATGTAGAACTAAGATCAGTTGCGTTCGTCAATCCAATGAAAGAATAATATGCATTAGTAGATGTGGTTACACCTGCAATAAAATTCTTAGCGTTTAATATCCTAATTTGATCAGTTATAATTGCAGCCATTGGACATAGTTTTTT